CCGCCCTCCAAGTTGTGAAGGTAGAACCGTGTGAAACTCATAAGGAGGGGGTAGTCTCTCCGACAGAATCACACAGCTCTATATCTTCTTCTCCTAATTAAACACAATACTAACGAAAATCAAACGAACCACGATCCGTAGAGATTTTCTTGTGTACAACGCCCATAGGCATTTGATTTGGGCCATGAGAAGCAAGCGCCAAAGACGCAAGCGTCTCCTTTGCTACATCTTCCTTTGAAGACAAACCATTTGCTGGGATTTTACCACTTGCTGTATCTTTAGCCATAATAGACCTCCTTAGAACCAATCAACTTCGACATACGCCCTGCCCTTACCAGCAGCAGTTCCAGAGTCGGTAGCCTGAACGAAAGTAACTTCGATCTGAGTATCGGCTGCAAGCGTATTATTTTGACCGGCTGAATTAAGAAAAAGACAGTCTGTATCATCGACATTGTTAAAAGTATCGGTAGCCAGAGTGCCATCAGCAACTTCCAACTGCCCGTAAGCATTTGGATCAGCCGTTGTTCCAACTAAAACCTTTCCGGTAACTAAATCATCCTCAAAGGTTTCTTTAACATAAACACCAATATTTCGCAAAATGCCTTGTTTTCCTTTCGGCCCTTTGAAACTCCAAGGAGTTCCGGTTCCTGCAGCAAAGTCAGTCTCTGTAGCATCTAAATACACAAGAGGTTTTGGATCACTATAACTCATAATATTTCCTCCTTTAAGCCGCAGAATCCCACATCACGATACGCGACTGCGCGGCTCCTGATGCGAGTGGGTGAACGATGCCAAAACCGCCAAGATAATACCATGCAATGCCACGGTCCCTTCCGAAATCTCCGGGGATCTTCCCTCGAATCTCTTCTGGAACAGCAACAGCTTCAGCAACGGTATCCTCTCCGAAAAATACAATCCAGTCAGAAAACCCACCAGACCATGCACCAGCCGCTGTACCCATACCACTGGAGCCGCCGCCTTTTGCACGATAGGTTTGCTCGATAAAACGAACACCGTCATAACGACCGATTTCTCCGTTCATTATCATGCGAAAACCTTGGTCGATATATTGCTTGATACTTTCTAGATCATTTTTCAATGTTCGGAAAGTTGTAGGCCAACCAATCGCGTAATAATCATCTCCAGTATATGCTGGAATATTGCGCTCTTTCATGACATCTACAATCGCTTTGACATGACCTTTACCGAATGCTACACCATTAGTAGTAGCAGTCGCGCCGTTCTCAGTCGTAACCACTGCTGTCGCAGACGATGCTGACGCAACGCGAACTGGAGCAAGATCAAACTGATTTGCGGCTAGGGTGTCAAATGCTTTCTTCGCATCTGTTTTTAATACCTTCCTGATGATTTCAGCCACGGGTTGCTCAGATAGATCATCTAACTTACCGGTCCACGGGACAGAGTTACCTGCCTCGGTGATCGTCATTGATCCTTGAGTAATCGTGAAAGAAGTCTCTGGAATAGTATCGGTTTCCACTAAGGTACTACCCTCAGTGGCTACATCACTAAAAACGTTCCAATGGAATGTATCGCCACGGTGCAAACCCTGATGGGCTGCATCCTTGACATCACAGAACTGCCGAAACTTAACGATAGGCTGTACAGCCATTCTCAGTTGTCGGCTGAGGTTCAGTGCATACATATATCCACCGGAGGCGTTGACGGACCATACTTGTCCTGCCATTTTTACTTCTCCTCTAGTTTGTTATAAAAGGTGTTTAAGCCGTGACTGTCTCATTTCTTCGATAACGTCCGCCACCGTTTCAGGATCTGGATCACCATCATCAATTTGAACAGATGCACTAGCCGATTTAGGATGAGATGTAATATTCTTCTTACGCCTCACCCTAACGTCTTCTTTTTGTTTGGGTAGAGTTTTCGCCACCCATTGGCGTGTTGACTCAGCGGCTTCTTGGATAATTTGCTGTGGAGACCAACTTGGATTCTCACGTTGTAACTCTATAGTTTTATTATCTGCGATTGCTCTAAATTCAGAATTATTAGCAATATCAGGGTATTGATCATTAAACCAATTTACAGATTCTTCCATTGATTTACGATAAGCCCATTTTTGCTTTCTTTCTTCTTGAACTTCCTGTTGCGCCATATGCCTTTGCAAGGCTTGTTGCACTGCTTGATCGACATTTTGGGTGGCACCATTAGTAC